TGCCAATCACGAAGCGGATGGTCTGCAACAACACGACCAGGATAATTATCCTCAACATAAGAAAGACAGAAGCGAGTGTACTTGGCAAAAACGTCAGAATGGTCTTCGCGAAGACGCTTCAAATCAAGCACACCAGATTTGACGTCGTCTTTAAAGCGCTCCAAATCACTGCGATCACCTTGGCTAGACACAAAGTCGCCGTTTTCAACAAAATCACCATCTTTCTTACAATACTGAATCGAAGCCAACACATTTTTCGCAACCTCTAAATGTGCACGAACACCGACAACATCTTTCACTTTGTTCAACCGACAACGCTCAACAAATTGAATAAAACCTTGTAAATGAGGCGTACCATTCTCTCCGACCTCCTTTCCAAAAATACAATAGCTAACTCCTTCAAGGGGAGACGATAACTTCAGACAGTCATCGTCGGTGTAATTGTTCAATGTAAAGCACCAATTCTTTGCACGGCTCATAATAATGTGTGGGAAAAAAGAGTATTCAAAATTAAAATCGGAAGTCGTGACATGTGACCAACCAACTACAACGATTCGGGTCGTGTTGGACCATCGTTTGTCCGTGGATCCGATTTTAATTTCAAAATCGGATAATCCGTTGACAATACCACAAAGGCAAAAACAGCTCACAAAAAAAGAATCGCAGTCTTCAGTATCATCCTTTTCCCTTTCTTTTGAAGATGACCGTACCACCCAAGACCAACGAACCAATTCTCCCTACTTGTCCGGGAGCCCCGAAGAAGCCAGGTCATCAGTACATGTACAACAATTTACGCTGTCGCAAGAATTTGTCGATGAAATTAGAAGAAGTCGCGGGTCAAGTCCAGGATCTAGCGGGCTCTCTCCGTCGCGTCAAGCGCAGCATCGATCTCCTAAATACATTGGACGAAGACTACGACCGTATCAAGCGCCGTCTTGCCGATGAAGTATGTGCGGACTGTGAAATGATGCTTCTAGATTTAGCCTTTGGTGACGATTAAGCATAAATCTTATGAAATTGATCGTAATCTTCAAACGGAATTTCGTGATTGTCCAATCCATTTTTTGCTATAGTGCGATCAAACAACTGACCTTGATGGATGTTAAAAGTATTTTTCTCGTTGCCTCTAGCCAAAATCATTGCTCCGTCTACAGCACCGTAGCGGACCATACCACCGGCCTTGCCATATTTCATACGAGCGGCATACATACCACCGCGACTATGACCGAATACCTGCCGCACACCGTGCTGCTTGGCTACCTTATCATAATATCTGGCCCTTTTATTAGTAAAAACTTGCAACTCTTTTCGTGTTCCATATCCATAAGCATTAGCTATCCAGTCGTTAATATCTTTCGAACCACGAATAAACATCGTTGGCACACCATCAATGTCACGAACAGAATATCCACGATCATTGCTATAGGCAGAATCAAAACCTTCCTTCATTTCGGGACGATTAAAATATGTACGACCAGCTGCTCCCCAATTTGAATTTCGGACGGGACGGTATAAAGTTGACGAAACATTATCTTTGGGTGTGTTCCTAAATTGATGTTTTAACGTTGATTTGGAAAACCTACGCATGGCTAATTAATGACAATGGGATTGTTTCGACTTCCCCTCACGCCTCTCTTACGCCGCATGGGCATACGTTTCGATTTGCGGGAAGTGGGACTAGTCATGTTGGAAATTTTTACTGTCTTGGTAGTAAAATCGGAACTGGGAGCAGCATTAGCTGAAGTACCCGACAGGTAGGCTTTCGCAATTTGAGCTTCACCGGCAGATATTGTGCTAGCAGATGCAGTCCGTGCTATCACGGACGACTCGTCATAGACAAGTTCAGTGTTTGACACCACATGCATCAATAATCGCGTGCCATCAGCTCCATGAATACGGATATGAATGGCATCAAAAGAATCATCTACAAGAGCAGAACAGTTGTTACCGTCCGCCCCTGTTTTTGTCCATGGATAATTCAAAAGACCAAAAGCGCGATTAAGCGTATCCGGAACATCTTTATAATCATGTTCATCACTGGTCGGACGTAACTTGAAAACAATCTTGTGAAGATCGCGTAATTTCCCTGAAGTATACGTGGGGTTTTGTACCATGTCAGTACCGGGTCCGACAAAGGGAGGAGAAACCTGGCCTGTTCTAGGGTTAACACCCAAAGAATCAATGGTCGTAGTTTTAAACACAATTGGTCCACCAATATACAACCTTGTATTGTCATAGTATTGTTCGAAACGGATCCGATCGTCATTTGTAACCTGTGGAGCATTGGTACTTGGTGGACCAAAACTAAAATACTTGCCAGTAGGGCAGGGAATCATACCCCAACCTTTATAATCCTTGGGGTATGTAATGCGGGTCGCTTCATACCAACCGGCGTTGTTAATTGCGTTGTTAACGCAACTTAGTTTCAACCCAGAAGAAACTAATCTCCATTTCTCAATCCTGGTTTGGTCGACCCTTTGACTAACCTTTTCCGACCCACCACGAATATAATAATCTATATCACGGTTTACGTCAGGTTCGTCGAAATCAATTTGTTCCGCAAATTTGAAACTGTCCATGGCATAAAAGGGAACGGGAATTGCATACTTGACTAGCTTTCGACTAGCGTCACCGTACGGAAATACGTCAGTGCCAAAGTTATTTCCACCTTCATTAGGTTTCCACCATTGTACAGGGTTTAGAGCATTGTTCAATCCAAGTAAAACCATATTGTTTAAACCTGGAAAAAATAATAAATCACATTGATCCTTAAACATAACTTGTTGCATTGGTCCTTTAAAATCAGAAACTTGAGCAGGATTTCCAATAGACTCATCTGGACCAAACATAATTTGGCTAACACTCTGATTCTTCAAGGTTGTTGTTAACCAATGTTTCCCGTCTGGAATCTTCACCGCAGCCGTAGCTGCAAACGGGTTTGCGATGCTTTTTTTTAATGCCATAATTTGCGGATTCGTAGAAGTTTTCATCGTGACCCGTGGCTTCTTGGGACGATTACGTCCCGTGGAATAATTAGCAAAAAAACTCATTTGCAAAATTATGAGATGGGTATACTACGACTACGGGTCAGATTCAGACGTCGATGTATCGACTCCTGTGGTTACTACGACGGCTCCGCCGCCTCCGCCGCCGCCGCCGCCTCCGCCGCCGACACCTCCAAACAGTCCATTCTACGAGAGATCGGTTCTACCAAGCAAAGATGTTGTATTCACAGATACACCAATAGACTGTGGAATCCCGTGTACAGGCATGTATCCCGGTAATTGTACATCAGTGCAACCGCAATGTAATCCCACCAAACCTGAAAATTGGTGGGATATACCGTATCTGTCTTTTCCACGTGAACCACTGCCTGTGGCAGTGCCAAAAGAAATTAGAGTATTGTGGCTAATTACACAATCAAGTGGTTACTATCCTATAGTAACAGGATATGACTTGGTCGTACGATCAACCATGGCATCGTTATATGCAGAGGTGTCCTTATACCAAGATAAAATGGGAACATGGCTTTCACCAATGCAAGACTTGGATTCGACAAGCATCATCACAATACTAAACAAAATTACACTACGAGACGACCACATTGCGCGCACAAACGACAACGAAAAAACAATAAACATAACATGGAGAAGTACAGGAAACCAAGTTATCAATTACACGATCACAAAAAGATACGTGATCAACACACTGCAAGTTGTTTTCGAAACGGTCACATTGCCTTCTGACTGTGGGTTCTTCAAAAGCCAAACACCCTATCCAGGAGGACAAGGATTAGCTGCCACGCATAACGTGGTAATCGAAGGCTTTTGGGATAAAAACAGAGTCCCGGAGGATACTACAATTACAATCGACAGAAGACAATTAATAGACTGGGATCCTACTACATTTCAAAGTGTAAAATTCTCAATACCTAACTTCGGGAACAGTACATCTGGAGTGACTACGGCAATTGTAAATTTTACAAACTTCCTTAACGGAACGGAAAATTTTCGATGGTCCGGACTAGGAAACGTAAAAACGGTGGCCGCGGGACAAACGAGTAACCTGTCGCGCAATTTCCCGGCACCTACAGCCGTGGCGACAGGTGTGGGTATGAACCAACCTACGATTGATATGTTCACAAACACAGACAGAGTGGGTTTTGTCGAACTCATAAATTTTCAAACAAGAGTTCCTCTAGGAATCCGAAGAAAAGTTTACACAATCAAATCAATCGCCACGGAAGCGTGGGATATATCTAATCAAACTGCGGTGCAAGTTCCTCTTTCTAATGTCTTCGCTGGCAACAGCTTCGAATCAAGCGCCTTCGGAAATAGACAAGGATACCTCAATGGAAACATTGCCATCAAATGTGAAATTTGGTTCAGAAACTGGCCAATCAACATCAATTACAGTACCATTGGAGGAAACTGCCCTCCTGTCAACCTACAGTTCGCAGGATCCTGTCGAATCGCGTCTTCGCTCGCGGGTTTGTTGTCGCCAACCGCTTCCATCAATAGCGCGAACCCATATGACGAAGACGCTGCCAAGATTGGAATAATATCAATCCTACTACCAGAACTGCCAAATATGGCAGCTTTTGAAGGAAACAATCTCTTTTCCTTCTGGCTGTCAAGAGACAGAACATACATGAATACATTACGCGCTACGCAAATAGTTACCTTAAATTAATAATTAGTAACTTACTACATAGGGTGTCTCCAGCGACGGCTTACGCCGTCTCGGGAATTTATTATAGAAGAAGAAAACTTAAGAAGTCCACCTACAACTCATGACATACTTTCATTCGTGGACGGTGGACGGAAGTGGCGTAATACTGGGGTTTGCCACTTCCGTCCACCTCGGTCCATATTGTTCACCTCGGTCCACCCTAAACCTAAATCTTCCATTTATCTTCCGGTCGTCTGCGTCTCACTGGACGATAAAAATGCTTACTACCCGGAACAAACTGTACCAAATCCCCATTAAACGGATTTGGGGGGCGATACGCCCTAGTTTGAAGAACCTTAGGATAATTATTTCTCAAAAATAACCTTGTCGAAGAAGCAGTTTTATAATACTCAAATGCTGCATCCTTCTCCGGACTATGTGGCGTTTGCCTAAACGCGTCGTAAATAGCGGCAAATGTGCCCTCGCTTAAACGAGCAAGGCGACGATAGTCTCCAGAAAATACATCGTCGAGAACATACAATCCGGATCGTTGAATCATTTTCCGAAATGCAATTGGTTTCGACTGTTTGTACATTCGACAAAGTTTAGCATACTTGAGCAAGAGAGGTTTGTACGGGTTAATTTGCTGCATTTCGTCTAATTTAAAATAATGGGAGGACCGTCCAAATCAATAATATGATATCGATCAGCAGACAATTTTGTCATGTCTGGAAGTTCATTCATCATTATAACAACGTGACACGGACCAAAAGATTTGGTACGACTCTCGTACTTGCCGGAAAACAATGAACCGTTTTTGACATGTTCAAACAAATCGTACTGTAGAAATTCGCCTTGCTTTGACCGTGGAGCGTCGCAAAACAATACACGAATATCCTGGCGTAAACAGTATGCCATGTCAAGGAACTTTCCGGGTTGAATCAATTGAGAATTCTCATTCTTCTGGCACCACCAATGAGAAAACCAACTTTTACCAGTATTGCCAACACGATCAACGATAAAAATAATCTTTCGGTCACAAGGAGGTTGGTCCAATTGTTGTTTTAAAGATTGCTGCCAATCACGAAGCGGATGGTCTGCAACAACACGACCAGGATAATTATCCTCAACATAAGAAAGACAGAAGCGAGTGTACTTGGCAAAAACGTCAGAATGGTCTTCGCGAAGACGCTTCAAATCAA